TCTGGGCTTGCTGCACGCCAGAAGACTCCATGTACTTGGCCAAGTTCTGAGCGTTTTGTTCGGAGAGCTGATTAGTTTGCATATTTATTTTGTCTTGAGCCTGAACGAAATGATCGGCGAGTGCAGCGGAGTATTGGCCATCTCCCCATTTGATATTGTCCGGAATGTTCCACTGCTTCTCAAACTTTGCAGAAATTGCTATCGCTTCGTCATCCAGCGCCTTCATGCCCGGAGTTGGATTACCTTTGAAGATGACGTCGCCCTTCCCGGGGTTATTGCCGTTACAAACGAACACGGCCTTCTCGACCTTGTCGGTCCAATCGGCTTCGATCTCGTGATGGAAATATGCAGGAATAACGTATTGTTTACGGACTTGCCGGCCAGTGACGGTATCGGTTTCGATACGCTCCCACATCGTGTCTGGATCAGTGAAAAGATAGTGCGGTTCGGTCAGGCGCCATCGAGCCATAGCGATCTCCTAGAATTGCGAGAACCAAAAAACATACGAAATTGTCGCCACGCTCGATGTCACGCACAGCGACTGCCCTCCCGGGATCTGCGTCGTGGCATACTCGACATGGTCGGCCGAGGGTGCCGTCGAGGTGACATTGGCGGCTTGCACAACCACGGTCGGGCTAGTGACGCAGTTTGCGCCACTGCCGATGGTGAGCGTAAAGGTGCCGGTAGCGCCGGTATTAGTGATATGCCAGCCGCAGAGAAAGATCGATTGACCGGTCTTGCCAGCAATCGCGGTTGTGATGGTAGTTGGACCGACAGCAAGGGAGGAGATCTGATTGCAGATCGCAGTCTGCGCCGGACCAATGATTGTTGGCTGGGAAAGAGCGCTGGAGCTGAGTGTTAGGGCCAGCCCCAGTGCAAGGAGAAGGCGTTTCATCAGTTAATCCTATACCAAGCTGAGTTAGCCACGTTCCATTGAATCGCGGCACAAGAGTCTGCTGGTTGCACAGTCATGGCATTTGATGTCCCGCCAATCGTCTGGCCAGTGTTCGCTCCGAAGGTTACAACGTTGGTCGCGAACGCAGAGCCAGTGACATTGCAGTACGCCACAACTATTCCGTCTTGAAGTGGATTGGGCGGAAGAGTGATCGTGGCGGCCGTTGGCTGAGCGGTTACAAGAAGCCGACCACCATACTGCAGGGTGGTGAGATTGAGCGGCGTCACGTTGGCGGTATTAACAATACCAACAGTGAAATTCCCGGCGATCGTTACGGGAAGGTTATTGGCGCCACCACGAACTCCTTGACTACAGATAAAGCCGGTAGATGGACCACCGGGACCTTGACCCGCGTTCCAGCATTCAAGACCAGTGAACGTATTTTGGACTACTGGCTGCGCCCACAGCCAGCTTGTGGCCAGAGCTGCACACGCAACCCCGGCCACAAGTCCGTAAACATGGCGCTTCATCAGTTCGCCACGACAACGCCAGCCGGGTAACCGCCCCAAACCGTGTTGATTGTCGCGTTGAACATCTGGTCGGCACGGTCAAGTACCAGACCAGCAACGAGGAAGTTGGACGTCCCAGTGAACGAGGCAACGCCAACGGTATAGAGCAGCTGGAGGAACCTCGGTACAAAGTTCAGAGCGGGCGGCCGAGGCATGTCCATGTCCATCAAGCGAAGTCCGGTTTGTCCGCCGGTCGTCGTGTTGATCTGGGTTCCGGTAACCGACGCCGAAGAGTAGAACGTGAAGAAAGCGCCCGGAGCTCCCGATCCGTTATCAGGCGCTCCCTGCAAGGCCACGACAAGGGTCGACGTGGTGCCACCCCAGCTTGCACCGACAGTTTGGACCAAGATCTTGAGTGCCGGGTCGTCACCGATACCAATGTCACGCGACGGCTGGACGTTGGGGCCGACGCCGATCGGGATTTGGGTTGCCGGCGGCAGGCCGCCGACTGGGTTGACGCCAGCAGTCGAGGTCTGACCGAGAGCAAGGTCAAGGATATTGTTGCTGGTCGCGCCGGTTGCCGTGACATTGTCGGCAATCCGCAGTGTGGTGCCCGGAGGTGCGGTGCCGATGCCGCCAGGGCCGCCAGTGAACATGAGTGCTGCATCAAGGATCATGAATCCCTCCTTAGCTGACTGTAGCTTCGTTAGACAGGATGGCATCACAGGTTCGCACCGGGATTCCCCTGAACGTGGTGATCGGCTTGCCGTCAAACTCTTCTATTCTCAAGAGAACATTCGTTTTGTTCATGGCCTGAAGATCGAGATAAGTTCGGACCACGCGGTTGGCGTAGATGGCGGTGCGGCCCATGTTGGCACGGACTTCGGGAGTATCAGAAGTCTGTACCGTCGTTGCCGAGACCGGCGCAGTCGGCAGCCGGTACAACCCACGAATCAAGAGATTGATGAGGTTGGCCGCACTGACGCCTGTCAGTTGAGTGACGTCAATGTTAGCGATCCGCGCCACGTAGCGCCAATCGCGCAAGACCAAGCCAATCTCCCATTTGAAGTGGTCTCGGTAGGCCTGGTAGGTATTACTCGACGTATCCAGCACTGGCCACTCACCCATGTCCCGGTGTTGCAGTCCGGTGATTTTCCCTTTCGGGAAAGTTCCATGCAAGGTGTCATCGCCCCAGACTGTGATCCAGATCGAGGTGTTAGTTGACGCGGTGCCGCCGCCGTCCAGCACGTTGAACGCCGTATTGGAGTTGGCGGTATTCTTGGTGCTGTACCTTGGGGCAAGACCAGTGAACCGTTCCGGATTAAGGAACTGGTTGCCGTAGATCAACGTCGCCGCGACCTGCTGGGACATACCTTCAAGAAACGCTTTCACTTCGGAAAGACGAAACTCGGCGGTGTTGCCATTCAGGTCGGCGATATCTTTATCGATTACGGAGTAGGTTTCCAGGTTGCCGCAGGTATCCACGAGTTGGGCGGTCGTGGACTTGGCGTTTGGCACGCCCAAGTTCAGCAAGCGCCAGGTGGCTTGCGGCAGACCAGTCCGGACCGTGGTCTTGTGTCCAGTTGGCAGGTTGCCCTCAATGACAAGCATGTCCTCGAGGATTTCGTTGGTTTGACTGAGCAGCTCAATGATGCGGGCTACCTTGTAGCCATCATCCATTCTCTTCGCCCAGTCCGCAAAAGTTAACGCTGTTGCACCTATGGTATTTACAGCCATTGGTTATCCTCTATTGGATGGCAGGTTCGGGTACATCGCCTGCGCCGCCGACGGCATCGCAGGTGTACCCGGTTGTCGCATCCCTTCCAGCGATGGTCCGGTGCCCCGGACTGGTCCGCCTTCGGTCAGCTTCTTCGCCAGCGCATAGAGGAACTTCGCTACTGCGGGGTGGTCGCCCGCCCCGGTGTAGTCCATCGCATCCTTGAACGCCTCGCCTAGTTCGCCAGTCGACCCAATCAGTTTTGAGATTGCGGCCATGGCGCCGTTCAACTTGGAGCCTCCGATGTCGGAGTCCTTGTTGATCTCGTCTACCCATTGCTTGCGCATATCCTGGTAGAATTTTCCAGGGCGCTCCTGCGCCTCCCGTGTTTCCTTAATGTAGAAGTCAATCAGCTTTTGAGCATAGGATTGACTGAGGTTACCCTCCTTGAAGAGAGTACCGATCTTGTCGCCAACTTCGGGGTCGAGGATAAAGCCTTCCGGGACGTTAAAATCCTCGTACTTTTCGGGGGCGCCTTGTGGCGAATCGCCTTTGCCAATGAGGGATCGGTCAGCTTCTTTCCCCGCCGCGGCCTGATCCTTGCCATCACTCGCCGCCTTCGTCTCGGTCGACAGGATTGTAGTCTGCGGCTTGGCTGCCAGGGTCGGCCGCACTATCGTCTCGGTAGCCTGGGTGGACGTAGATGGGGATTGATCCGCTATCTGGCCCTCCGGCGTCCTTGTCACTCCGGCCGCGTCTGGCGTCACTGGTTGACTTTCTGGCATTGGCTTCCCTCATCATTACGATGTAGTCATCTGGGCAGAACCGCATGATGTCGGAGAGCAATCGCTGTCCGATATTGAGTTCTCCGCAGGCAAAAGCGGTAACTTGGGCGTTAGGAGAAAACGGCTGACGAAAAATGTGGCAAGCAGTGAGCAGATCGTGAATATAAGTCCGACCGTCAACCAGTCCCATAATGTGGCTGATAAATCCGGCGCGGGTGTCATCCATTGCCCGCGCTTCGCGTTCGGCAATTTTGATATGTTTCTTGTTTGAGGCATCGTAGTCAGTCATTTTTCCATATGGTCATCGGTCCGATGCGCCAGACCCGGAAGAAGCTGCCGCGCCGATTCCAAAAAAACCACACCGCCTTTCGTTCCGGCCATATTATATTTCGTTCCGGCCATTCCCAAACCACGATGAAGCGTCCGCATTGGCAAACCTTCACCTCGCCGTGCCGCCGAGCGGGCTCACTCCGGACGGCGGCGGGATATTGGCTTCAGTCGGTTCGGCTGGTTGCGCATTGCCCGCGCTTTTGAGTTGCTGCAGGATCTGGGCGATTTCCTGCGCATTCTTGACGTGCTGGTCGGTTATTGCAGGATGCGTTTTCTTCGCCTTAGCCGCCATGTCCGTACTCCCCGCGTGCCCATATATATAATGTATCGGGCATCAGCCGCCTCCCAATCCGCCGATCATGGCCTGCGCCGCGTTCTGGCCGCCGCCAATATCGACATCCGACAGGTTCTTGGCGCCGGCGCTCAGTT